AGTTGCTAGAACTATTTGAGGTGTAATAGCTCTTGGAGTACTATTATTTACTATTGAACCTAAAGCTTGTAAAACTTTTAATTGAAAGGGAAAGTTATTTCCTTTATTTCCACTGTTTTTTAAATTGGCTACTGACATGACTTTTTGATTTAATAAAAAAATGGTGTTATTCACACCATTCTTAAATTATTTAACAATCTTTACTATATAATCAGTTCCACTAACTGATACATACCAATCACCTTTTTTTAATCCTGCATTTATGGCAGCAGCATTATCGGGATATACTCTTGTTGTAGCAAGTTTATAACCCCAATCAAAGAAAAACTTATTTACCGACCTATTAAGGTACTGGTACATCTGAGTAAGTTTAGATTTATACTCAGGCATCGTAGATATAGCATTATCTACATTTTCAAATTCTGGTAAGGCTCCCATGATATAAAATTTTAATTATACTATAATATACAAAAAATAAATTAAACTACAATAAGTTAGCTTTATTTTCTCTTAATTTTTTTTAATTAAAGAATCAATCCCATTATAAAAGATACTATAGCAATGAAGATTATAATAAAATTACTAAACTTTCTACTTTCTGGATCATCTTCCCATACATTATACATTTTATTATATACAGGTTTATTTAGTGTATTATTTACTAAGAATAAAAATCCTATAAGTAATAATGCAACTATAATAGTTATAATTTTTGTGATCATAATGTGTCAATTCTTTTTTGTAAATATACTAAAGCCTTTTGTAAATCTTCCTTTTTAGTTAATATATTTTTCTTGCCAGCTCTAGCTAAGTACTTGATTACGTTACCTAAATAGAAATCTTTGTCAAGTCCCCAAGCTTCTAATACTTGAAACACTTCATATGTGTTATCCTTACCACCATAGTAATCTGGTCTTGGTTCTTGGTCTAGGTTTACAACTCTTTTATGCCAATCTATTTCTTCTGCTGTAGGGCAAGGATTGGTATAACCTTCAAATAATCTATCTATCATTTCTTTAGATACAGAATATTTGTCATTATATCCTTTGTATTTGTTATAATATTTATCTTTCATAGCTTACCATATTATTATTACATCACCTTCATTAAGAACAAGCTTGATAGTCCCGTCTATATCAATTCTTTCTACAGTCTCCATGTTAAGTGCTCCTGTTCTTACATATACTTGATCTCCTTCTTGTACTTCTTCTACTTTATCTCCTATAGCATAAACAGTAAGTTTACTCCATAGTTTAGCAGCTTCTTGCATCATTGCCTCTTCATCTTTGATAGACAACTCAATACTAGATTTCTTTTTTTCAGGTACACTTAGTAGAATAGTTCTACCTCTTAGCTTTTTAAATGGTTTCATTATTTGTTGGTTTTAATTTATTACGCATCATATTTTTGATTAGACTTATCTTTTTTTTTATTATCCCTCAAGTCATGAATAGGTAATTCAGGTCTTGATAATAAGTCTAATTTAACTTTTTCTAGCAGTCCAATCACTGCAAAATTATCATAAGCCTGTTCACCTACATGTACTTCTATTCCATTTTCTGTTTCAACCATAGATAAAATAATTTTACTTTCTGACATAGTTAATTTTTTAATAAGTTCATCATATACCATTCTAGCCTCTAAGTTAGAGTCTGTTCTTTCTGCAACAAACAACCATAACTTTTTTTGCTGATCAGTCATCTCATATAACAATCTTTGTAGAGAACAAATATATATAATTATTCATTATCATAAAACATTCTATCAGAATCTTCTGTATTCCATTTTTCAAAACCTTCACAATTGTAGTAGTCTTTGTTGACTAAGTAATCAGGTCTCTCAGGAAAAGGCTTAGTAACAAAGCTAGGTTCAGACCATTTAATCCTATTGTTAGGTTGGAGTGCAATCTGACCATTATCCAAGAGTATGATATGATGAGACTTGTGTTCTAAAGGATCTTCTGCTAGAGATAGATCTGTGTTAGGATCATCAGCACCCCAGTTAATTGTAGCATAGTAACTACCTGGGTAGAACTTTCTATCTTTCATATAAACTTCTACATTAGTATCTAGTAGATATCCTAATTGTAGTAGGGTAAAGTTATAGGAGAAACAATTCCATATCTGTAAGTAATGAAAAGGCAGATCTGGATCTGGTAGCTTTGGCTCAGTTAGTAATGCATGACTAGGAAGTTTATCTCTAAGTACACCATTCTCTAAGAGTACCTGGAACAGTGCAGCTTGTCCCGGTAGACATCTAACAGAAATAACTACCCCCGGTGTAAACTCTCCATGACCCTTAGTATGTTGATACATATACTCATTCCTTACAAACACCTTAAGAGGAAAAAAGTTATGCTCTATATATGCCATATATTATTTTTTAAAGAATCCTTTGTCATACTTTTTCATGGAACAAATATAAAAATTTTTTTTGGAATTTAAAATGTTGTAAATAATAGAAGATGATGGGTCCTCTATCCAAGACCCCCCGGCCCACTGGCCAGCCCTGGTACCCCCCACACAAATCCAGCACACAGGTCTGGAATGGAAAAAAATAAAACATTTTTCTTGAGGTAAAATGTTATATTTTTTTTACTGATACAACCCTTGACATAGTCCAAATGTACTATGAAAAAGAAATATGAATCGTTCGTAACAGTTGATATTGAACTGTACGAACTTACTGATGACAAAAATTATGTTGTAATCATAGATATAACTAATAATGCTGTCATATGTAGAAAGCACATTAATTATATCAAGAAAATTGGTCTAGAGCTCAAAGTTCCCTATATGGTGAAACTTGGAGTCTATACCAATGAACGTGGGTTTATTGATGCAGATATTCTATATGGGAAGATCTGGTCATATAACCAAGTTCAAGCAGATAAGTCTGCACCTGTCAAGAAGTCTTCTCCACAAGCTCCGAAGCCTTCAAAGACAGTTACAAACAAACCTGCTTGGTTGAAATAACCAAATGAGATAAGGGGCCCTTCCCTTATCTCTTTTTGTTATTTCATTAGTTTTTTTACAACCCTTTACTAAATAAAAATTAGTTATGAGAAACCAATATGTTATTACGGCAAACGGAACTGTTACAATATTATCCTGGATTATTAATCCTAATGGATAATATTGTTTCATAGTACATATATAAAAGAACTTATAGTAAGTTCTTTTATTTTTTTTCTTCCTTTTTCTTTACAACCCCTCACTAATAAAAAATTTAATTATGAAGGAAGTAACACTAAACGGAAAACAGGTAATTGATTTTACACCTGATAATGCAAGAGAACTAGCTCTTGTAGATTTAAAAGTCTTAAAGAGACTGACTGAGACACTAGGTAAAGATACCTTCAGTAATATACGTCACTCTTTGAGACAATCTATTATGAATGCTGAAGACCTTAATACTCTGGTAGAGATAACTGAAGACTTTGCTGCATTCCACAGATCAGTCAATATGATCCAATCATTTAGTTGGGCATTGACCTCTGATGTGGAACCTTGTGAAGATACTGGAGTTAAGGTTGTAGGCAGAATTGATCTAGATGACCTTGATACACGTGGCAGGGATCATTGTGATTATTAACTTCTAACAAATGGAAAGGAACTGATATGTAGTTCCTTTTATTTTTTTTTCCTTTTTTTTTACAACCCTTGACTTGGAAAAAATAATTGTTTAATCTAAAATGTTAACTTATGAGTAAAGCAAATGAAAAAAAGAATTTGGCAAAGTCCACTAAGATTGTTGCTGAATATGTTGGTCGTGGGGTAGTGACTAAGGATGGTCCTACTAAAGGGAAAAAATTCTATAAATATAATCTAAGTGGTCCTTCTGCTGAGATAAAGGAATTTATGGAACACCCTGATAGTAAGGAATACGGTGTCAAGTATGCTGCTGATGGTGAGACTGTTCAATATTGGTGCAACTGGAAAGACCCTTTTGGTACTATCGGAACAAGGTATTCTGTAAATGTATCTATATATGGGACATATGTGCTTGATAAGCAAGAGTCCTATGATATTGAAGATACATTGGAGGCAATGGAATCTAAAGGGTTACATACTGCAGCCAGAGTCTATGCCGAGAATAAACTTGGTAGCAGACTTGGGTTTGGTCTGAATCGGGCTAATGTATCTGCAATTGCTGCTGGTATGTCAACCGGTGAAGGTGCTGATTTAGGTAATTCTGAATAGTACCTACTGAAACTGATAGAAAGGTCCGATAAAAAGGACCTTTCTATTGTTTCTTCTAAAAACCTTTTTTTTTACAACCCACCACTTGGTGTGGCAGTGACTGCATTGCTATTTAATATAATTATTGATTATATTTTATGTACTTAAAAGATATTTAATCTCACATAGAAATAATAAATAACTATTATTAAATGTATTCCTACTTAAGATACTTAAACTTCTATGGATTAAGTAGTAAATATGTTTTATTCTAAGTATTTGTGTATCAATATGTTTGATATACTACCACTTATACCTTAATCTCTACTTAAGTATACATACTATTATTACTCTATATTATATATACTTATATAATATTTTATATAGCTAACTTTTAAAACAACACATATGAAACAGACCCTATTTTATCCTATGTTATTTGTATTAGTATTATCTATTACATATAATATACTATCTACTAGAGTAGAAGAGAAAAATCCTCCGGAAAATGTGTCTAAAGACTGGACAGATGTTGGTGGTAACATTGACATAGAATACTACTTGGAAGTATCTGAAGATAGTATTTGGATTGAGAATGTATCTAGCCATAGAGTATATGGTGGTACTTATACTCAATTAGACAGTTTAATTAACGTAGATAATCAGTAACTAATAAATCAATAATATGAATGCAACTATGATTAACAACAGAGAGTTTGTAGAAACTCTACATGCAATGGAGTCTAATATTAACTTGAGACTCCTTGTTCATGCCACAAAATTTTACGGTACTAGTTTAGATGATAAAACTAAACAAGAACTATTTGCTCTTTCATTAGAAGACAAAATGTGGTTGTTAGAACAATATGAAGAAGAAGTCAAGTTTAATAAAAAACCTGATTTATCTCACTTGTATTAATTAATATTACTCTCATCCAAGCAGGATAACACACTACCCTTTGCACTTATGATGTGCCGTAATGGATGTATGTCAAGGGTTGCAACCTTGTGAGAGTACCAATAGAAAGGACGTGATATTCGTCGTATACCTGAGCATGTAGACAAACTGCTCATTAATAAAAGTCCTATTGTTTAGCATAGTTAACACAGCAGATAGGCATTATCTTTATTTACCACAAGGTTTCAGGCGTAACCTCTCATCCTGTAAAGCAGGGGTTGACTTGTGGTTTTTTACCAATTGGTCTTTAAAGAATACACACAGCACTATCAACTTATAATATATATAAATTGGTTAACTGTATTCTGTTTAGACTAATACTCTATAGTCAGTCAGTTGTAATATACTCCCAGTAAATTTGCCTATAAGGTTTGGGGTTAAAACACGTAAAAGTAACCAATGAAACAAATGGTTGTGATACTACAACTGAGTGCAGAGGGACCAAAATTGGTGTGAAGAATACTTCAGCACAAAAATAAACTATAAATGAAGAATGGTCATTGCTTATGTAATGACTGCCCGGGAAGGCATCTTCTCCTAATTATTTAGGTAGGTTTATTTGTATTCTGTTAGTCACCAAAAAACCTACCTCCTGAAAGGGAGGTGGGTGCCTTCCCACAATGATTTAGTAACCAATTAAATTTATATATATGAGCAGACTGATAAATGCTACAAGACAGTATAACTCCACAACTGCTAATGGAGCTATTACACATTCAACAAGTTTAGACTATTGTCTTGATTTGTTCTTCCTAGCAGGTGCAAGTAGATGGATGTCAGAAAGTGACATTATCATTGCTTTTGAACGTGCAAGAGCACAGAATAAGAACTTAGCTTATAAGATTCTATTTTGGGCTCGTGATGCAAGAGGTGGTGCAGGTGAGAAAAGATTCTTCCAAGTAGTTATGGAACATATTAGTAAGTCTGATGCTTATGAATATGACCAATTGGCTATACATATACCCAAGTTTGGGTATTGGAAGGATGTATTCAAGATTGAGAATCCAAATGAGAATAATCTCAGTTGGTTAAATACTCAACTTGATGAGTCTCCTGATGCTAACCTTCTTGCCAAATGGTTTCCAAGAAAAGGTAAATGGTTTACAGCCATGCATAAGTATCTTAAGATGACTCCAAAAGAGTTTAGACAGAAACTTGTGTCTATGACCAAAGTAGTGGAAACTCAAATGTGTGCCAATGAATGGGACTTGATCAATTATGGTCATGTACCTTCAGTTGCTATGAACAAGTATAGACAAGCATTCTTTAACCGTGATGGTCAGAGATATACTGAGTTTATACAAGATGTTCAAGCAGGCAAACAGAAGATTAATGCAAGTGTATTATTTCCTCACCAATTGTATCAAGCAATTCAGAATGGAGATAATGCAGATGCAGTAGAAGCTCAATGGAATGCTCTACCAAACTACATGGAAGGCAGTACAGAAAGGATTATTCCTGTATGTGATGTCAGTGGTAGTATGGAAGGTCTTCCTATGGATGTATCTATTTCATTAGGGATTTATATCTCTGAAAGAAATAAAGGTATATTCAAAGATGCTTTCTTGACTTTCTCAGAGAAACCTGAGATGAATTACCTATCAGGTAGTTTGTCACAGAGAATGAGACAGTTGAAGAGAGCAGATTGGGGTTATTCTACAAATCTTCAAGCCACATTTGACTTGATTCTTGACAGTGCTGTTAGAGAATTATTACCTGAGTCTGAGATGCCTACTAAAATTCTTATCATTAGTGATATGGAATTTAATAGTGCATGTCAAGGTGGTAGCAATCTAGATTCTATTAGGTATAAGTATTCTGATGCAGGATACAGAATGCCTGAAATAGTATTTTGGAATGTTAACGGTAGACTTGGTAATGTCCCTGCAAATAGTGAAGATCAAGGTATTGGCTTGGTATCAGGTTTCAGCCCTTCAATTTTGAAGAGTGTATTGAAAGGTGAGATTTATTCTCCTCTTCAATTGATGCTTGATACTGTGGACACTGCACGGTATTCCTGTATTGGAACTGAATGAGATCGGAGTATGGTAGATACTTGGCAACAGAAATCTACCAACTTTTTATAGGGACTTCGTCCCTTTTTATTTTTATTAAAACGGTAACATATGGATAAATTAACTATTATCACTAACAAAGAATTGTATATAGAACATTTAGAAATATTACAGTTTCCACCTCAATTACAAAGGATTTATTATTATAGTAATAAAACACCCAGGTTTGTTTATGAGAATAAAAAAGAAACTGATACTCATATCTATTGGTCTTGTGTTGACAGAAAGCCAATGTTTGAAAATGGTAGGTTCTTTTATACTCGTCAGGCACTTCATGGTATAACATATGATAAAAAGAAAAAGACTACCAAAATTTGGTTTGGACATCATGTAAATAAACTACCTAGAAGTATATATGATGATTGTCTAAAAACTCTTGCACCATGGGCATTAACTAAAATAAGTCATAGTCTTGAGTCTTTAATAAACAATACTATATTCTCTAAAATCATAAATGGTAAGATAAAAAACACTTTACAACTTACAGAAGCTTATTTAAAAACTAGTCCCTATAAAAATATGGATGTAGATGTTAAACTGTTTCATAAAGTATTTGGTAATATGAATGCTTATCATTCTGTAAAGAATTATAAAGATTTATTGTTATGTGCTGAAAATGTTAATGATGCAATTAAGTATGCTAATAAAACTGTAAATAAAGCATATTTAAATAATGATCCAATTTTAAATCTATGTAGCATAGCAAATATGTTAGACCTTAAAATTGATGTTAATATGTCTCACCAAGAAGCAATAAGATTACATGATGAATGGAAAATTGAAGTAGCTAAGGATATTATAATTTATAAAACTATTGAAGATGTCAATTAAAAAATTAAAACTAGAAAAACAAAACTTGCTTGATGAACTCTATGATTTACATCATGGAGAACCTAGTATAAAGGTTTATCAGCAAAAAAGATCTGAAATTGAGTATAAAATTGCTTGTATTGAAGAAGCAATTGAAACTGAAGAAAAAATGGCACCATTCAAATATATGTTGTATGGATTCATTGTAATTGCTTGTGCTATGTTAGTATGGGCTTATGTTGTAATTAAATGATTATGAAAAATTTAATTTTTATGTTTAGTACTTTTGTTACTATGTTTAGTACAGCACAAGATTTACCAAAGTTTCTCAATAGGTCAGAGAAAAGATTTGTACAGAATGTAATTGATATACAAGGTGATAAACCTATTGATATTACAAAAAGAAAAGATGACCACATTGTATTAGAATTTACTGATGCAATGTATGTTTTAAAACCAGATGGTTATATTGGTGAAATGTGGATTCTAGAAGATGCAGACTGGTTACGTCTCCCTTCAGAAGAAGAATCTTACTAATGGTTTAGTCCTGTAGCTCAGGTGGATAGAGCAACTGCCTTCTAAGCAGTAGGTCCTTGGTTCGAATCCAAGTGGGACTACTATAATTTAATTTAAACTTATAATTATGAAAAAATATCTTATTGAATCTGTATTGGGATTTAATTTTAATGCAGACATTACAGATAAAGATGGCAATTTATTAAGCAAAGGTGTAAAGAGTTCTACTATATCTAGTAATTTACCTGAAAAGATAACTCCTAGAGTATTTGATAGAAGTTTCTTTACACACTTTAATGAAGATTTGTTAAAAAAAATAAGAGATTATAGAAAACTAAATGATTAACTATGAAAAACAGACCATATGTAACTTCCACATTCAGAATAAGTGTAAACTATGATGATACTGATGTAGCAAAAGCACTCAGTAAGATTATCAAAGATTCTAATTCTGAAGAGTTTATTAAGTTACTTACTCCTATGATATGTAGTAGTTCTTTTGCATGTGAGCATTTCTTTAAACTTATGCTTGGTAATAAGTTACCTGATATCATACCTGTTGGTACTTTATGTAAAATACATTATTCCAATCTTGGTTATGGTGTAGATAAAGATGCTACCAAAAAAAAGTATGCTGATCAAGATGAGAATGTTGTAGTAACTATAAAAGAATTTAGAGGATATCATGAGTATAGTCCTTATCTTGTTGAATGTATGGTAGTTACAGGAGCTGGTTTAACCAAACTAGATACTACTTATGTTCAAGAAAAAGATTTAGAAATTATAGAGGAATTTTAAGAGAGTATATCTGTTGATATGCTTTTCCTGACCCAATGATAGAGGGGTAGCAATACCCCTTTTCATTGTTTAGCTATATATTGCTAAATATTATTTATTTAAATAAACAACTTCTTAATAAATGATATATATTTATCTGCATATTTATGCAGATAATGTTATATCAACTCCCTAACGGTAAAGTAATTCATCTTTCCGTAGAAGAATACTTAAATCTTACAGATGAAGATATACAGTATCTTATGTCAATTGACTATGGTGAACACATTAGGGATCCTTTTATTGATTCTGCTATTGACAATAACAGAAAAGAAAAGTATTATGACTTTGATTTCGTTTCTATAGACGATGATGAAGTAAATGATATTATTTCAAATGATGAATCATTTGATGATATCATTGATTTATATGACGATTTGGATATGTAGTTTTAAACTACCAACTACCCTTAACATGAGTAATTAAGGACTTAGTATCTACTCAACAATCAATTTATTTATTAATTATTTAAAACTTTTAAAGATGAACTCTAAAGTAATTGTATTATCTGATGAAACTACAGGAACTGTAGTAAATGTATCACAAAACAATCCAGAGTATGGATATATTCGTGTGCAACAAGTAAGAACAATGATTGATGACAATGGTTTCTTACGTAGAAAACCAGTATCTGCATTAATCCCAGGTACACTAGCTGAGTTACAAGAATCTGGTTTCTTTTCTGGACAACAATTAGATGGTAAAATTGTAGTAGAAGAGTCATTGGAGCCATTCAATGATAAAACTCCAGAACGTGATCTTAAAATTGCTGGTGAAACAGGAATTGTATGTACACTAGGAGGATTACCTATTTATAGAAGAACAAAGTTTAGTTTTGATACAACAGGTGCAGATACTTTGATCAAACATGATAATGTTGAAGAATTACGTGCAGCATATGCAGTAGGTCAATCTAAAGCAATTAAAAATGCTCGTCCATCAGATGATTTCTCAATCGGAGGATAGTATTTTGATTTAATTAGTTAGATAAAAGGGGATAGCAATGTCCCCTTTTATTATTTATGAATTTAAAAATTGTATGATTAAAATGGAAAAGTTAAAACAACGGGTAAGAAATTATCAATTACATGCAAGTAAAATTTACATGCAGTATGAACAAGACAAATATTCTGTATATCAGAATTATTTGTATAAAAGAGCACTCTATGGTCTAGATGCTTTAACAGAACAAGAATTAGTTACTACTTGTGCTAAAAAGAAACAAAGAATTAGTAATGTATTCAAAAGATCACAATTTGTGTTGAATACATACAAACAAAAAGCTACTATTGAATTTACTAATAGAATATTTACAAGTTTATTTCCAACTTCTAAATTGACAAAAGAGTTAGTTACTCTTAATGATGTTGATGAAAAGTTTAAGAACACTTTAACTTTTAAAGATTTAAACATTGATAAAGATAAAATTATTACTATCTTTATAGCCGAAGGTATACTACCTAAAAACTTTTTAAGTTTAAAAGAAGCACCGGTTAGTCTACCTCAGCTTAAAAATCAAAGAGTATGAAAACATTTTATGACATTAGAGGTAGAAAAGATGTCCATGAGAAGACATATGTGCCTTTACAAGCTAAAGTAATTTGGAAAACAAAAACACATTTCTTGATTAAAGTACCAATAGAAAATGAAATCAATAACCTTAAGGGTTATATGGTTGTTCCTAGGACTATATACATTTATCAGGTATACTTTGCTACAGGTTTGTGGGATGGTCTTAAAGCTTTGTTTAGAGGTGGAAAGACTCCTGCAGTAACTAAATCAAAAGTTGAGTTTCCAGAAGAACTACTATGAAACTTAAGATTTGTGATGGTTGTCAAAAAGAAACTGTTATTTGGAAGAACCATGAGGGATTTAAATACTGTAAATATTGCTGGAGTTGCCAAAAAGCCATTAATAGTGACAGTTCACAGAAACCAACTGATTATAAAATCCCTCTGGTTTCTTCTAAACGTAAAAAGAAAGATCAAGAGTATCTTAAACTAAGAGAAAAACATTTATTGGTGAACAACCTGTGTCAGGTAAAGGTGAATGGATGTAGTCATAATGCTACTGATATTCACCATACCTATGCAGGTAGTGATAGAGATGCTTTTTATTTAGTGCAAAGTACTTGGTTAGCTGTATGTAGAAATTGTCATGATTGGATTCATGCAAATCCTACAGAAGCAAGAATAATGAATTGGTTAAAATAAACTTATGACAAAAGATGAAGTTCAATTAGAAGCATTAGCAGCAACTGATGGTAAAAGAAGATGTAGTGTAGTTTTAGGTACTGGTGTAGGGAAAACTCTTATGGGTTTGAATCACATAGACCGGAATACTACTCCATTGATGAAAGTATTAATTGTTGCTCCAAAAAGAGCAGTCTTTCAGTCTTGGAAAGATGATGCAGAAAAATTTGGAAAAGAATATTTGTTAGGTAGAATGGTGTTTACTACTTATTTAAGTTTGAATAAACATAATCCTCATGACTATAATGCTGTCTATTTAGATGAAGCTCATAGTTTATTAGATAGTCATAGAGGATTCTTACAATTGTATGGTGGTAAAATACTAGGTTTAACTGGTACTCCACCAAAACGTGGTTATTCAGAAAAAGGTAAATTAGTAAATGAATTCTGTCCAGTAGTATATACATTCAAAGCAGATGATGCTGTAGAAAATGGAATACTAAATGATTATCAGATCGTTGTACATCAGATCCATCTAAATAAAGAGAAAAATTATCCAGTTAAAATGGGTGATAAAAACTATATGACAGATGAAGAATCTAATTATATATATTGGTCTAGAAGAATTGATGTAGGATCAGGAGATATGCATATGCTTAGAGTTCTGAGAATGAAAGCATTAATGGAGTATCCTAGTAAAGAAAAGTATACTAAAAAATTAATGGATAGTATTAGTAATAAGTGTATTGTATTTGCTAATACTCAAGCTCAAGCAGATAAACTATGTACACATAGCTATCATAGTGGTAATGTAGACTCTGAAGATAATCTTAGAAAATTTAAAGATGGAGAGATTACTAAACTCTCAACTGTACTGCAACTTAATGAAGGTGTAAACATTCCTAATCTTAGACAAGGTATTATTATGCATGCATATGGTAATGAGAGAAAAGCTGCACAAAGAATTGGTAGATTACTTCGGTTAAATCCTGATGAAAAAGCTATTGTACACATACTATGTTATATAGATACAATAGATGAAAGATGGGTAAAAGAAGCCTTAGAAGGATTTGATCAGACAAAAATAATGTGGAAAGATTTTGGGGTTAGTTTAGATTAACCCTAAAATTTTTTGTATATTAGAATTATATGGAAGATACACAAACACATAAATTAATTTTGTATAATGATGATGTAAATTCATATGGATATATAATTGCTTGTCTTATAAAATTTTGCAATCATGAAAAAGTTCAAGCAGAACAGTGTGCAACAGTAGCACATAATAAAGGTAAATGTGTAGTAAAACATGGTGACTATTTGGAAATGCTCGAATTAAAAGATAACTTTGAATTTGTTGATATAAAAACAAAGATAGAAGAGCATGAAAGTTATATGTATTGATGAAAGTAAAAAACCAGCAAAAATATCATCTGATGAATGGATACAAGAAGGTGTAGTTTACACTGTAGTTGAAGTTGTCAATATGGGTTTACAACCAGGTAAACTTGGAGTTCGGCTAAAAGAAGTTAATCTATCAGAAAAATCATTTCCTTATCAGTATTATGACAGCAATAGATTTATTCCTATAGAAGGATTACTTGCTGAAGTAGAAAAGATCGAAGAAAAAGAATTAGAACTAGATTTTATTTAAAATGGAAAAATATACTAAAGAAGATGTACTAGAAGCTTTTTTAACATTACCTAGTAAGTCTAGGTTGAGATTTTTAGTAGATCAAAGAAGCTATCTTATTGGTATTTTAGCATATAGATTTATGATGACTGAACATCAAATTGCAAGTATTACTGGTATCAAAAGAGATAAAGTAAACTACAATAAGAAAATTGCAATACAGTTTCATAAAGACAAACTCTATATGCAGAATGTATATGTATATGCCCAGATGTTTCCATTTGACTTTAGTATAATTGAATCAATGTCTATTGTAAATAGATTAAAAAGGGTTGAATTAGATCTTGATAAAAAATTTTATAACAAACTAAAGGCAGCTGGAGCTATTCTAGGTCATAAAGATATTAGAGTTACTATTAAAATGTTTTTAGAAAAAAGTTTAAAGTTATGGGACGAATGAAAGAAGTTTATATTAATATTATCAATGCAAATGGAGGTATACCAGAGGGTATGACTATAGCAGATGTTGCTAGAATGAAAGAATTAGAAATATATAACTGGCAAGAATATGAAAGAGAACAAGAGAAAAATAGAATACAGCGTTGTCAACAAGAAAATACAGGAGAGGCTGAAAAGATTGAAAAAGTCTCCAAAAAGTTCTCCTCGAACTATGGTGAAGCAAGAGAAAGGAAAGAGAGTGAATAATGAAGAGGGTGATTAGTATTAATTAAATTAAAAAAAAGTTATGAAAAAAATTATTAGTGTATTAGTAGTAGGTGTTTTAGTAACATCTTGTTTTAATCCTGAAAAGGAAGAAGTTAAGTTTGACTCTAAAAAAGGTCAAATAGAAATTGACATAACTACATTTAAAGGTCCTGTAAAATTTCTCAATTTATGCGAAGATAGAATAACTAAAAAAAATGAACTTGAGAATTATATTTATTCAATGGCAATACATGTAAAATATCAATGTAATAATGAAGCAACATATATACCACTTGATGCTCATTTTTATAGTTCTCCTGAATTAGGAGATACGATAAGAGTTAGTTTAAAAGGAACTGCTGAAAATAGTTATGGTGTTCCTGGAGAAATTGATAGTTATGGAAGTATTGTTAAGGGTAAATTACTTGATAATATTGAAGTATATTGATACAATTTATTAAATATCTAGTGGTATGGATAAGCCAAAACTTGTCCATACCATTTTGGATGGTAGGTCATGTTCACCTGACTGTAAATGTCTATGAAGACATATATGAGATATTAGCATCATTTGGTATGAATATCATTGTTGCTATTGGTTTCTGGATTAGTTACAAAGAAGATAAAAAAAGAAATAACAACCTTTAAATCAGAATAAAATGAAACAAACAGCAGTAGAATGGTTGGTTGAGCAATACATTGAGAAGTTAACCATAACAACAAGTATGTTTGAACAAGCCAAGCAAATGGAAAAGGAGCAGATAATTAGAGCTCACTTAATGGCAAGGTGTTATGACACTAAAAACTCAGTCATTGAAGCAGAACAATACTACAACGAAACCTTTAAATCAGAATAAGATGGAAAATAAATCTTACTTAAATGCAGACTTAATAGGTTCTAATGAACAGTTTGAAAAAGCTATAACTAATGACTTTATAGGCAATGATTTTGAAGAACAATTAGAATGGTCTATGTTAATGATACAGGGTAAATTTAAGCAAATAAGATTAAGTAATGATGCTAATATAACAGCAAATACTTTTGATAAAGCTTACTTAATGTCTGGATCACTAAATGAAGACTTAAAATATCTTAAACCTTTTGGTGAGTTACAAGCTACACCGGAAATGTTTCCAAATCTGAACATAAAGTTTATGATTGTATCAGATACTATTTCTCTTCAAAAGTATAAAGAGTTAACAGCAGTAGAAAAAAGAAATTTGTCTATAAAAAGTAAATATGCTTATGAAAAATCAATTGCTTTTTATAATAAAGATACAGAGTCTTTTTATACAGCAAAAGAAGGTTATGAAGTAAATCCTTCTTTCTTTAATGGCATTAATAGTCCAAGTGATCTACCTAAACCAATATCTTTAAACCCAAATTATAAGACTAATAAAAGTATTATGGAATTAGGTGCTGATTCTGCAGCAGAAGTTATAAATGGAATCAGTATGTCTTATCAAGTAGCATTATCATTGTACTATGAATGGTCTATATATATTAAAGAATATGATAATATTGGTTTAGTAATACCTATAAATCCTGAAATATTATCAGAGATTTATAAAACTTCTTTGTTACAGTTTGAAGATAAAAAGAGAATGATTCATTTTGTTAAACAACATTACCGTAGAAAAAGAGCAGATGAAAATCAAGATTATTCTGTTTTTATACAAAAGTATTTAAGAGGAGAAAATAAATTTAATTATAAAGGATTTAAAGCTGAAATAATTCCTCCTAAATATGATTTGAATAGAGTAAAAACAAGAAAAACTTTTATTGATACATTAACTTAAAAGAAAAAGACATTAGTAAACTTCAGTTCCCACACAGCGGTGAGATGGGCTAAGTTATATACAATTCCTCGGAGCTGGGAGTAGAAAGCTGAAGAGCTAATGTTTATTAACCTTTAAATCAGAATAAGATGGAGAAAACAACAAGCAGAATAGACTCTGAAACAGAATTAGTAAAATTTATTCACAAATTAAGGATGGCAGACATTGAGATACCAAGTAATGTAACCTTAGA